GAGGTCGGCCCCCGTGAGGTTGGCCCCCGTGAGGTCGGCCCCCGTGAGGTTGGCCCGCGTGAGGTCGGCCCCCCTGAGGTCGGCCCCGTCGAGGTTGGCCCCCCGCAAATCCACGCCCTGTTTCACCAGTCGAATGACCGCTTCGCGCAGGTCGTCCGTATCTTCGACCGTCGCAATGACTGCGTGAGTCCAGCGATTTTTGATTGTGATTGGCATTGGTATCCCTTGTTTGAAAAAAGCCCCGCCGAGTCGCATCCTGCCTGTCCGATCAGCGGGAGCCGGTCCTTTGAGCCAGCCTCCGAAGCTGACTATGCCATCGCCTTTGCTTCGGCGATCTTGCCCGCGAAGTCCCGAGGGACCATTTCGCCAACGAGCCGCTGCAGTTCAACCAGCAGTTCCGTCATCGAAACGCTTTGCTCGAAGTCAGCGTGGAACTCTCCGTCGCAGGCCGTTCGTGCCGCAGTGATCGCTCCTTGAAGCTTGGATAGCGCGTTTTCGATCGGGTGCGACTTGCCGCGGAGTGCCATTCGCCCCTTGATCTCTGGGCGCTTCATTACCTCGTCAATGCGCTTCTGCATGACGACGGACAGATTGCTGCCCTTGGGTCGATCAACCTGGGAACATTGCAGCAGTAGACCTTCCGCTTCGGCGTTGTTCGCCTTGATGCGTTGCAGCATCCGAACCAGTTCAGGGAGAACTCCAGCCAGCTGAATCCGGTCCTGGTAGGGAAACAGGCGAGCGAACGAAGCCAGGAACCCCTTTTGGTTGCATGGCTTTGTTTTGGTATCCACCTTCTGGCAGCGAAGCCACTGGGCGGCGTCTCGCGAATCAATCTCCTGCTGGATCTTTACCGTGGGCTGGCCCGACCATTGCGAACAATCCATCACGCCGTAGCCGTGCTGTTCCACCAGGACATCGACTATCTTCGCGATAGTCCATTCCTGGCTCGGCGCGGTGCCGTTTAGGACCGAGTTCGCACACACCCGGATCGATGCGCGGACGGCGGGGTTGTCGGCCTTGATGATGTATCCATTGAACAGCGTTTGGCCGCATCGCAAGCCGGCTGACAGTCGTTGGCAACCGTCGTACACCTCGAAACCACCGACAACCTTGCCGAGGATTGGAGCCGGGAAGTTTGCCCCCTGCTCCATCGCGCTGGCGTACTTCTCTATCAACGCGTCATCGCGAGGAACGCTATCGACGCGACCGTGATTGATGTCCGACCAATTCGCAATCAGCTCGTCGTACCGAATGCCGCAGCGATACTCAAACTTCACGCCGCGTTGCTTCAGCCAAGCTTCCGTCTGGCTCGACTCCATGTAGTTGGCCACGTGCTAACCTCCGAGTAGTGAAAGAATCCTCTGGGCAGCAGCACAAGACTTGCTGCTGGTCGCGTCATCCGTGGCAATTTGCTCGGCAAGCTGCCGAATGCGCGCCGATCCGTCAGCGCAGTTCGTCTTTACAAACGAATATTGAACCAGCCCTTTGCGTCCAAAATTGCGGTGGACAATCACCGCGGGCGAGACCTCGCACATCCGCACAAACCAGTGGACGCTGGTGTGGATAATCCCGAGCGCGTCCGCGAGCGAGCGAATTGTGTAGACTCCGCCGTCTGAAACCTTTTCAAGGTTGGCGAAGAACTCGTCGCGAACTTCCTTTGCCTCTTGCTCGCTCTTGGTCAACTTGTCGTCTGCGATGGTTGGCATATCGGGAGCCTTTATGGCCGGGTTCTTTGCTGACTGCAGGGCAGCGACCTGTTCCTCTGCCGGCTTCCCAGCAAGGGCAGTGATCTTCTCTTTTGATAGCGGCGATTTGCCGGACAGGATTTCTCGCTTGGCTTCCTTGCTGACACTTTCGCCGATTTCATCTACGGCCTGAGCGAATCGCGAATCACGCTGAATTGTCTTCGCGGACACTCCAAGTTCGTCGCCAATCTTCTTCGCAGTAGACTTGTGGTCATCATGTCCACAAGTTAAGTCGTGGCGCTCGCCTTGCTTCTTCTGCTGCTCGTACCGCTTCCCTCGCAGGTAGCTGCAGTATTCGTCGGCAGTCTTCTTCAACTCCGCCTTCTGGTCTGGCGTTGCGTTCCGCCGGCCGAGTTGATTGGCAACAATCCACTCGATTGCCGCAGCGCGATCCGGAAGCGATACCGTCGTGGTGCGATATTCCAGGTCCAGGCCGCTGCAGATCTCGTAGCGGGTGTGGCCGTCGATCAGCAGCCGTTCTTCCTCCCAGATCACGAGCGCGTCGCGGCATCCGTCGCGCTCAATGCTCGCCATCAAGCGATTCTTTTCTTCCGGCGTGAGTGGCGGACATAGTTCCGCGAACTCTGGGTCAATTGTGAAGCCATTCCCGACGATCAATGTGCTGACCATAGTTCCATCCGTGCTGGTTGCTACTCGCTCGCATCCAAATCAATCAGCCACTCCGCCAGTGAATCCAGTTGTTCGTCGGATGGCTCGCCGACGATGCGGATTGTGATGTCGTCGGGGGTCATGCGGACACCGCAACGGCACCTGCCGGTCTGAGGTCGGTACGCTCGCCATGAACGTCGTTTTCGAGTTGTGCCGTTTGGATCAAGTACGCCTCATAGGCCAGCAGGTTGTTCTTTGCCTGCTCGCGAATGCGGTCGTTCAGCCAGACTCGGTAGTGCTTCATGCAGCGACCGCGGCGACCTTTAACTCGCTGGCACTCACAAGAGTTGCCGGCTTCGTCGTCGCGCCAAAGGCAGAGGCCAGCAGCCCGCCTTTCGGTGTAAAGTTTCCTGAATTTCTTCAGGACTTCCATGCTTACTTCTGCGCCTTTGGTCATATAACTCAACCACTCGATGATGTTCACTTGCTCGACTCCGCTGTGGAAATTTGCGTCCTGCGGCGTCCAAGCTTCTCCGTGGTTTTGGTCGCCCAACCATCGGGCAACCACGACGGCAAATACTAATGTTCAATCAAACATTGTCAACAACAAACTAAACAAAGTACGGACATAGTTGAGACACAGTTGCCCATTGTAGAATCTCTAACCACTTTGCCCGAACCAAGTTATTGCCAGACGGAGAATTCCTGATATTTTTTCTTCATGGCCAAAAAACAACCGGCGGCGCAAGCGCAAGAAGAATCTGAAGACGGCAAGGGCAGCCGCAGCCCGCGACCGATCCCGGCAGAGAAACTGCTCGATTTTGCGAATAGAATCGCGAGGTTTGCGCGGCGATACAAAGAGATTGCCGATCGCGCGAAGGTGCTTAATGTGGGCGAGGTTATGGCAACCGGATTCCCGACTGCAGTGCGCGGAGAGGGATTCCTAGATGCGTTCCTCGCAAGCCTAGTCAGCGGACTAGAGGCTCTCGAAAAGATCGCCGACTCGCAGCGCGACGAGTTTGACCAAGATCGCTTCGATCAAGCGATGGAAAAGCCGCTTCCGCCGAATCCATAGACACCGACAACTTCTCCACAATCCACAACCGATTGCGCCAGCATGACCGCCACCACCGCTACAGATTGCGACAGCAAAAGCGCTTTTCTTTGTGGTGGACGGGAGTACACTGGCCCCATCACCCGAGGCATTGTCGCCGCTGGAAACCCGTTGCTCGCCCGGTCACGCGAGCCCGTACCTCAGACCCCGAGGTGCGACGATGATTGAGGTTCCCAAGGTTGGAGAAATCTGGACTCCCTGGTATCCATCCCACAATCGACTCGGAATGCCGATTGAGTTTGTTCCGCGCCGGTTCTTCGTGTGCGGCATCTTGGATTTCTCGAAACGCTTCCTGTCCATCGCGCACTTCATGAAGCGTCCGATGGTTCGCCGCGGTCCGCTGCTGGCCGTCGTGGATGACGAGGATTTGCTTGAGTCGCGCCTGATCTATCTCCACGCGACCCCAGACAATGATTTGCCGCTGCTCAAGATTGCGTGTCTTGATTCGGATGACAACGTGATCGACTGGCTGGGGCGTCCGTATGAGCCGACATTCTTCGACCGCTGCGAAATGATGGCGACGATTGCCGCCTGGCAGAAACAGAACGCGAGGTGCGGTCTGCACCTTGGCATCGCCTACGGAGAGGCCGCATGAAATCCACCACCCCCGTCGCCGGCTACCTACGCATGTCCTCCGACCGGCAAGACAAGTCGCTCGCCGATCAAAAAAAAGAGATCACGGCCTACGCTGCCAAGCACGGCATGCGCGTCGTCGCCTGGTACACCGACGAAGCAATCAGCGGCTGGAAAAACAAAGAGCGGCGCGGCTTTCACCAGTTGATCGCCGACTCTTCGAACGGCTCATTCCGCGGCGTGCTGTGCTGGGACCAGTCGCGGTTCTCGCGATTCGATCCGATGGAAGCGAACTATTTTTGGCATATCCTGAGGACAGCCGGCGTATTCCTCGAGACGGTCAAGGAAGGCCGCATCGACTGGGATTCTCTCGGCGGATGGCTCACGGCCAGCGTGCAGCAGCACGGAAAAAATGAGTATGTGAAATCGCTCGCCGCCGATACCGTGCGCGGGAAGCGCAGCAAGATCGAAGCGGGAATGTGGATGAGCTGCCCGCCGTACGGCTATCGGATTCAGGAAGGCCGGCTCGCACTCGGCGATCCTCTTCACGTTGCCACCGTGCGCCGCATCTTCGAACTGCGGGCCACAGGAATGGGTCGCAGACTGATCTGTCAGGCCCTGATGGCTGATGGTATCCCGGCCCCGCGCAGCGACGTCTGGGGCTATCGGCAGATCATGAACATGTTGACCTGCCAGACCTACCTGGGGCGCATGGTCGTTGGCCAGCATCAGTGCGGAAAGTTCGAGCGGCTGACAGCCGAGGTGCAGGTTTTCGAGAACACCCACCCGGCGATTATTTCGCGCGAACTGTGGGACAAGGTTCAGCGCGTGAATTCGGAGAACTCGAATCACGCCGAGGGGCGCGGGGGTGTGAAGCCTGGGGCTCCGCTCTCCGGCATCGCGTTCTGTGGGAGGTGCGGGAAACGGCTGTTCACGAATCGGTTGTCCGGATTCTACATGTGCTCCACGTATCACCTGGGCGCGGGCTGCTCTCACAATCGCGTCTCGCACGAGCTGCTGCACAACGCGACCGCCAGCGTGATTCAGGAAGTGCTGCAAGGCTCGCAGGAACGGCTGGTGGAACGCGTTGGCCGGCTGCTGAAGACGCGCCGCCGAGACCAGACCGCCGTTGATGCTGCAACCGTGCGCCGGGCTATCGCAGACTTGGACCGAAAGCTGTCGACGGCCGCCTCTCGGTTGCTCGATGTCGAGTCGTCGCTGGTCGCGAGTGTTCGCGCCGCGATGCTCGAACTACAGAATCGCCGCAGCGCTCTGGAGCGTCAGTTATCGGCCACCCCGCCGAAGCCGGAGCAATCACCGCAGGCCATCGCCGAAAGGCTGTGGGCGCTCGCTGCGGAGACCATGGCGAAAGACCCAGAGCGCGCCCGCCGCGCCCTGGAGCATTTCTTTGCGAGGATCGATGTGGAGTACACCGAGCGACAGCACGGGAACAGCGTTCGCTGGCGTCCGTCCGGCGTCGTGTTCTCGTTTCTTCCAACGGAGGGCATATCCTCTGCACTAACTACTGCGCATGGGATTTTGCCGAGAATGCCGCTGCGGCGTGAGTTGGTGGGGACGTAGTTGATTTACGGGATGGGAAAAGCGAGGATTCGCGAAATGAACACCAAATGCCCCAAGTGCCAAACGCTCATCGATTGGACCGGAACCGCCGGCCGCTCATTTGGCTGCCCAGGCTGTGGAGCGGTGCTACGGTCTCCTGAGCCAGCGCCTTTGCGACTGGAGAGGCACGAGCTGATAATCAATCCGAGCCCGCGGACCGTTCTCGCGCGGCCTGACCGCAAGCCTGGGCCACCGACCTGGCTGCTTGCGGCGCTCGGTTCAGTCGCCGGAGCGCTAATCCTCGGGTGCGGTGGCTGCGTCGTGGTCACTGCGTTAGCGACTCGTGCCCCAGTTGCTCCGGTGGCACAAGAAGCCAAGCCTCCCGCGCAGGTCGAGACAGCCAAGGCCAATGTCGAGCCGGTGCCGGAGTGGACAGCAGACGAACTGCTTTGCCTGGAAGCTTACGAAAGCAATTCGTTCAAAGAGTTCGGATCGGCAACCAAGATAGGCGACATCGGATTTTTCTCTAGCCCCGTCGAGGTGTTCCAGGTAACCGGCGCTCGCTCGTTGCTTGCGCGAAAAGTTGGGCTCAATCTATTCTGCATCGAGGGTGTTCCGACCGCGGAGTTTGTCGACGGCAAGAGGTACGAGTTCAAGGACGTCTTTCTGGTCGATGGCACCTACCGATATGCAACGTCGAGTGGCGGCACAAAGCAGGTCCTGCTGTTTCGCAGGATCAGCACTGCGAAGGTGCATCAGGCCATTGCCGAAAAGACGCTTGCGGAGATTGATGAGGCGAAGTCCGCGAGCGATTAGCTTTGACGATCAGCTCTCTCGATCGCAATCCTCACCAGACTCCCCTCGACGTCGAGCGGATCGATCGCCAGCCCGGACGTAACAACGGCAGCAGCCGCCCGAATTGTCTCCAGCCAGGTCGCTTTGCCGCGGGAAGCCACAAGCCACTCGCGGATCTCGTCGAACCGCTCCCGGCAGCCTTCCACGCCCCAGCGGTTCATTCGTTGGGCCTTGCTCTCGCATCCGCAGCCTTGGGGACCTGTGATGCCCAGTTCGGCCAGGAGATTCTTTAGCTCGGTTCCTGGGCCTTCCTTGACGATAGGGTGACGCTTGCGCGTGTCTGGCTTGGCTTCGCCGGGCAGGATTCGATTTCCGCAGCGACAGACCACGCCGCGCGCGGGAATGTCCTCGGGCTTCAGGCTGCCGATGCGGAGTGAGCAGCGAGTGCAGACGAGCAACAGCATTACACCAGCACCTTGATTCGGGCCTTGCAGCCGACCACGAACGCGGAGCCAGACAGCCAGCCCACACCACCGAACGACGATTGAGCATCGGGCAGAGTAGCGCCCGGCCAGTTGGTTTCAGCGATCGTGCGCCAGTCGGAAAAGAAGCTCAGGCAGTTGATGCCGTTCGCCGAGGGGGCTGCAGGATCGCCCGGCGTGCACTCGATGTTGAAGACATCGCCTGCGGGAATCGTTCCGGGCAGGAACAATCGTTCCCAGGTAGCTTGCCCGTCTTCAATCGTGGCTTCGTTTTTCGATGGGAGGTGAGCGTCGAGCGTCACGAGCGTCCGGATGCCGTTGTAGGTAACGCCGCCAGTAATCACCCGCTCGATGTAGAGCGTGATTTCGGATTGGACACCGTCGAGAGATTCGCAGAAGTCGAGTGTTACGTGCCAGATGCAGCGGTCGTTGCCTGGATCCTCGCTGTCGTAAGGCAGGGCAAATGTGTCATTGAATTGGGCTTCCTCAGGGCATTGGTTCGGGTTGCCAGCGCCGAGCAGATGGATGCCCGACAGTTCCACCAGAAACACCGTGGGCGTGCGGTCTTCGCAGTCGCCGCCGGCCCCGATGTTCTCGCCGCAGAAGAAGCAGCGGTCGTTAGCGGCACAGGGCAAGCATTCCGCCTCAACATTGCCGCCGAAGATGTCGTGATAGAACTTGAAAATCCCGAAGTACACGGTGTCCGTAATGGTCCCTGTCGCAACCGCTGCCTTGCCAGGATTCCAACCGGTTCCGGCTGTTCCACTTGCGAATGTGACTTGATTTGGTGCTGGCGTTGGCTGAGTGTTCGTGAAGATTGCCCGCAGCTCGTATCCGTCGTAACACATCCGCAGGAGCATTGGCTCAGTCTTGCCAACATGATTCGGCTGCCCGCCCTGCACGCCCGTTTCTTCTTCGGTGAATACCGTTCGCGCCCCGCCATCGACCTTGCCCACTCGCAGATAGCCGGTCGTTTCATCGTCGGCAGATAGCTCCACTTCTGCGAAGAGGTAGTTGTTGGCGTCCTGGTAGCCGAGGACGGCGCGAATTACGCTGCCGTAGCCCTCGCAGTAGAACTCCGTGTAGGCGGCGCTTGTGAGATCCAGAAAGCCTTCATCGGTCGTCTGGGGATGCCCCGTTTCCAGATAGAAGATCGCGTCACTGTCAGCGGTGGACGTCGTGTAGAAATTCGCAGGGTCACTCCAGCTTCCGGCCTCCTGAATCCACAGCTGATAATCCGGGTCGTGGTAATCAGGGACGGTCAATTGGCACGACTGCAGTTCGCATGTTCCGCACAAGCCGATCTGCACCGAATTGAGTTCGTCGACGGTGTCCACCAGCCGGATCAACTGGAAGTCATCGAACCAAACCTGGGCGCTGCCACTCGCTTCGGTGCCCAGGCCGACGTAGGGTTCGGCGGCAACGGCATCGACGCCCGGCGTGCTGAAGCTATCGGCAACGGTTCCGATGTTGCCCAGCCCGTTGTCGATTAGCGTCCACACCCGCACGACGCCATCCGGTCGCCAACAAATCATCACGCCGCGCGGCTCTGCTGCGTCAGCAACCAGTTCCTTTAAGACGCTGTCGTGGCCAACTTGAGTATCAACCCCAGCGGTCTTGCGCCAGAACGTCACCCGTCCGGCGTCTCCATGTGTTCCCGGTTCCAGCTTCACCCAGAAATAATTCGAACTATCGGTGTAGTCGAGAATCGCCCGCAGGACAGCGCCGGCTTCGCAGCGATACGTGAACTTGAACCGGACATGTCCGTCTAGATCGCCGTCGCTGTCTCGCAGTTGCGTCCTGTTCAGCAGCAGCGCGTCAGCGGTGTAAATCTTGAGTTCACTGCCAGCGATTTCCCAGTTGCCTGCAACCTCTTCCCATGCACAGCCGACATCGGTGCTGTTCGCGCGGTTGAAATCGTCTTCATGCATCACGCACTTAGTGCCCGCAGTACACTCGGGACATTGCGGATGCGTCTCGGCATCGTAGTGGTACAGATATTCGAAATTGTCAAAGTCGATAGTTCCGGCTACCGTTCCCGTAGCAAGTCCCGCCCGGTCGCCTGGCAGATCCGGTGAGGTCGCGACGGTCGCCAGCCACAAGTATCCTTCCGCTGATTGAATGCGAAGCGTCAGCGATCCCGGATCTTCGAACGATTCGCCTGGCATGTAGCACAGTTGCAGCTTGTGCCACGCGTCAAGATCCATCTGGAATGGTGCGGAATACTCGGGACCGATGGTGGTTTCTGTTCCAGCAATCACCTCGTAAGCCTGTGCGTGACCGCAGCCATCGGAGCCAATCCAGAACTCGCCGTAGAGGTAGTTGTCGGAGTCGCTGTAGTTCAGTATTACGCGAGCGCGGTCGTCGGCTGTATCCCAGCGGGCCTTGACCTTAACAACTGCTGGCTGGTTGCTCCCGTCTGGATGAACGGCATCGGCAATCAGCATCGCGCTGCTGTCGCTGATTGAGAGAATGCCGGTACTTACGGTCCAACTTCCAGCAAGCTCGTCCCATTCGGTTCCTGTTACATCGGTCTGGAAATCGTCGCTGTAGATTTCGCAGACAGAGCAGCAGCACCCTGGGCCATTGGTTCGAAAGTTAGCCGCCATTAGCCCCCCAGAGAAGCAATCACGTCAGGATCATCACTTGGGGCGCAGTACGCGTTCGAGAGAACCCACGTTGATTCGTACCAGTCAATTCGTACTTTTGTTCCGGCCTCAATCACTTCACCATCGTTAAGGAACCAGTCGCGAACCTTGCTGGCTACTATCTCTCCGCTGGCCGCCCATGCATCGTCGGCGGTGCTGTAGATCCAGATCTCGACGTCAACAAAAGTGTCCGATCCCTTGGTGAATGACGCTTGCGTCACTCCGAACCAGCGACCGTGACGCGGCGCCAGCGGCATAGCCTCACGAACAGGCCGGCGAGCAATCTCGCGCAGGGCCTGCGCCAGTTTCAGTTCGAGTTCGGCTACTCTGTTTTCGAGCGTTTTCATTGCAGATCCAGCTCCGCGAACTGGGTCAAGTAAGTCGCGGTGCCGGCCCGCACGTTGTAGATCGTCTTCGTGACAACGCTGTTAATGACCTCGGCGTTATCCGCTCCGCCGATGGCCAGCACGAGCTCGCCGCGGGTGCGTGTCTCTGTCAGGTCGCGTTGCGTCACTTGCACCGAGAGCCGCGGCTGGCTGTACCACTCGTAAGCGGCCTGGGCGACTTTCTTCAGGTAGCCCGAATCGTCGCGCACGTATCCACCCAGCGTGGTAACAAGGCTGCCGTCCGTGTCGATGTCGATCACGGTGCCGGGAACCAGGTAATCCTTCCGCGCGTTGGGAACGTGAACGATCAACTCTTTGATGTAGTCGAAATTCGGGATGACCTTGGGGTAGACCTCTTCGGCAAACTGATCGGCCTCGGCAAATACGGTGGCGCGGATATACGTGTAGTCAACCGATGCGTCGTAATCGGTCTCGTCGAACTCGTCGATGGGCGTCCAGGAGTTCTTGGCGATCGTGTGCTGAGGCGCGCCGCTAACGTCCAGGATCACGCCGAACGCGTCGTCTTGCATCCGGAGGGAGGCCGACCAGAACCGTCCAGAGCTTTCGATATGCGTGCCAAGGTCTCCGCGGCTCATCCGGTCCAGGAAGAAATTGCGGTTGGCATCGGGGTCGGCGAACCACGCAAACGGGCGCTGGTATTCCCATTTGCTGTCGACCTTCATGGCGTCGGTGACAGCCAGCGGAGCTTGATAATCGTGCTCCAGCCGCAGCGGTAATTTGTCCTGCAGTCGCAGACCAGGCCACCAGCATTTGGCAGAGTCGAGCGGGTTGATGATCGGCCAAACTGCGTTGAAGCCAATGTACCCGTCGAAGTCCGGACTGATGCGGAAGTAGCGAAAGACCTTTTTCAGCGAGTCCTTGGTGCGGGCCTGCTGGTTGAATGAGTGTTTCTCGACCGGGTCGTTGCTCGCGATGTACGCGGCGTCTGCCGAAGCTGCTGCGCGATAAGCGTCCTGTTGCGCTGTGGTCCAGTCGGTCTCGAGCAAGCCGTTGCCGCCATCGCCGACCCCTTCGATTGTGAATACTCCGCCGAGAGGTTCGCCGCGCGCTACCACCCGGTCAAACTTGCTCGCATCGTCAGTCGCCAGAACAAACTGCTGCGTCTGGTTGTCGGTGTCGAAATCCCAGTTCGGGACCTGATTGGTATTGGCCGGGATGATCTGGCCGTCAGGAAAGGCCACGGCCTGCGGCGCGAACGTGAACAGCCGGATCTCGGGATGCTCGTTGTTCGGGTCGACATGCACGTACCAACTCATCAGCCGCCGGCGGTCGATGATCTCGTTGAGCAGCTGGAAGAACGATTTCCCGTGTGTGTAAATGACCGGCTGGTACGATTCGAGAATGTTCCGCAGGTCGTTGTACGAGACGAACCAGCCCAGGCTATCGGCTCCCAGGTTGTCGGTCGGCAGGCAGTATTTCGCGAGATACCAGATGATCTCGTGGGCCTTCCAGGGTAGCGCGGTGCTGAGCGACTGAGCGAAGATGTACGCCCCCCGAGCGCCCAGGCCGGTACTTTGATTGCTCTGCCGATCTGCAGACGATGGCAAGCCGCCGCCGAGATTGAAGGCAATCCCGCGCTCGATGCGCTGTTCTGCGGCGTCGGTCTCGACATACGAGAAATCGATCGGCTGACGCTGCAGCAGGTACTCCAAGCCCCTGCAGATAAACGTCTGCGTCCCGCGAATCACCTTGACGCCGTTGACGTCGTGTTCCCCGCCGCGGTCGTTGAGCGTGTCGATCACGAGCCCATACCACGTTGGCCCGCCGCTAACGACGATCTTCACGTAGCGGTTCGAGAGGTCCAGGGGCGTAGAGACAGCGAAGTCCTGAGCGCCCATCCGCATCACGTTTCCGTAGCGATACTCGAGCGTGGCGTCGGACATTTCAGGGGCGCACGCGAACGAGAACTCAGGCGCGCGCAAATGCTCGCGGAGCGACCAGGCATCGGACCACAGCTGCTTGGTGTAGACAGCGTGCGATTTGAAGACGTTCGGCTCGTGCATTAGCCCATCAGGATCGTGAGTTCGAACTGCTGCGTGCCGGTGCCGGCAACGTCAATCGTGCGGTCGCCGCTGGCGATGTCGGGGCAACCCTCGTTGAGGAATTCCTGCCAAATGCCGCCGGGATAAACTCGGTGCGACCAGCTGGAGCCGAACAGGGAAATCCCGTTGCTCGCGCCCTCGCTGAAGGTCATGTTGTTGGCCCCCAGGTTCTTGATCCGGATCATCTGGACCTTGAGCCCGGTCCCCGCGATCGCAACCCCGTTCGTTCCGGTTTCGGTGGTCAGGTCGATGGTGTACGCGCCGGCGGTGAGCGTGATCGTTTTTGACAGCAGCTTCGTGGCCGGCGCGCTGCTGCTCGCGTACAGCCTGAAGCTCTCGTTGAAAGCGTCGTGAATGATGTCTGGGTTGGTGGCCGCGTCGACGCCCGTGAGCGTCTCCTGCGTCGTAATGATGAACTGACAAGAGGCATCGACAGACATTGAAAAAGCTCCTTACGGCACCGCGATTAAATCCCAGCGACATTCGAGGATTGCTCCGGCTTGCCCTGATTTTTTGTTGCCAACCGCGACTTCGACTTTTTGGCAGTTGATCTTCGTGACGCCCAGCACCTTGAATCGATTCACGAGCACATCGCCGTCTTTCACGATGGCCACCGAGCCCTGCGCACACTGCGACTTGTAAGCCCGCGTTTTGATATTGCCGTCCGTGATGTCGTCGACATCGACCAGCGTGAACAGCGAGAACGGCATGGCCTTGCTGCCCTCGTCGGTGAACTCCAGACCGTCAGCGCCGGCCCAGGAATCAATGCTGATTGCCTGCATAGCTTCGTCCGGCTCGCCGCGGATCGCGGTGAATTCGAACGGACCGATTCTGTTGGTGAGGTAGGCCACGGTTATTCAGTGTGCGCGTCGGCGTTTTTCTTGGTTGGTTTTGCAGATTCCTGGATTTGCGCCTTGCGCATTTCCTTGAGTTCTCTCAGCTGATCCTTGAGGATCTCGAGGTGCTCCTTCATCACTCCAGCGTTCCCGCCGGATTTCTCGATTTCGTCGATGCGCCCTTTGAGTTTCGCTGCGGGGCCGCTGATCGCAGTAAACGCAGCCACCTCGGGCGAGTTGCCCTGCATCAGCGATGTCTCGTACATCAAGCGCGAAGCCCAGCGATCGGTTGCGAATGCGCCGGTTGACTGCAGGAGCTTGTCGACGCCTTCCCGATTCACCGCCGACATGCCACCTTTGAGGTTCGCTGTCTGCGCCCCCGAGGCCGCTGTGATTAGCTCGCGCCTTTTCGCCGCCACTTGCTGTTCCGGGACGGCCTGCAGGTCTCCGATGAACTGCCGTACCAGCTGGCCGGATCCAGGACCGCCCGCGGTATTCATGCCGGCGATATTCTGCTCGAGCAAAGTCGCCGCCTCGGTGCCCTTGGTTGTGATCGCACGCGATGGCATTTCGCCGATCCCGCCTTCGAACGACGCCTTGTCGAAGAATCGCTTAGCCTTGGCGGGGTTCTCCTGCAGGTAGCGAATTCGCTCAATTGTGGAGTTGCCGGGAACCTTCAGTTCCGCCAGCTGGCCAGCCAGGCGGAGCGCCGCTGTGCTGGAGATCTGGCCCTCGCGATCCTTCATCACGCCGCTGAACGTGTTGGTCAGCGCGAGCGCTTCGGGCCCGGTTCCGCCTCTTTGTTTGATGCTGATCGCACGCCCGAGCGAGTTCTGAGCGATTTGCGTCAGCGTCTCGGCGCGGGCTTGTTTGTTCGCTTGGATAAGGAACGCCGCGTTGCGCTCGGGGTCTCCGTGGCCGGTGAGCGAGGCAACGTCGCCGAGGGCTCCAGCAATCGACTGTTGCTCTGTCAGAGACTCCGGGGCCAGCTTGAACGCGATCCGCAAACTGTCGTACATCTGCTGCTGAGTCATCACGCCCTGAGCGCTAATCGATGACTGGGCGGCCATGTAAACATTCTTGACCGGCTGTTTGACTTCGGCCGCGATGGCCTTCATATCGCCGATAACCTTGTTGCGCTCCTCGCGAGACACATTGCCGAGGTTTCGCAAAAACCCGATCTGGGCATTCGCCGTCTGGATTGTTTCATCAGCGGCGTCTGACTGCGCCGTCTTGATGTTCTCATATTCAGCAACAACCAGCTTCATCGCGCTTTGGACGCTCACCCAGCCCAGGGCCATTCGCCCGAGACTGGCGATCGATATTGATGACCCCTGATTCTGGACCTCAAAGGCGTTTTTCTGCTCGTCGTTGGATTGCTTCGCAGCGGCCTGCAGCTCTTTCACTTTCTGCTTCAAGTCGTCGATCGTCTTGATCATCCGCTTGACGCCGGCCTGAAAGTCCTTGTCATCCATGCCCGCGCCCCAGACAATTTCCTCAGCCATCTACGTACCCTCCCGCGGCTGCGAACAGATCGCCGCGACTGGGGCGGTAGCTGGGATTTCGCCCGGCAAGCCAGTTTCGATAGTCAATGAGAGTGCGCAGCGTCATGTTTTTTTTTGAGCCTCTTGCTCCTGCATGACACGAGGCGCGTCGACCGAGAGGGCCAGCACGCTCAGAAAGTTGGTCTTGTCGATCAGTCGCAACACCGAATGTTCCGCGAGACCGTAGCGGTAGTTGAGCCCGAACGCCTGGATCGCCAGCTTCAGGAATTTGGTGCGGTCGATGTTTTCCAGGCCAATGCCGGTCATGATCGACGGCATGATCTCCAGGACTTCGGCGGAAGCGTCCCAGTAGCGGAGATAGGCGGGCTTGATTGGCTCCTGCAGCTTGCCAACCGCGTCGAAAATCATATCTGTGGGCAAGTTCGTCGAGCCGTCTGGCCGGCGCACCACGGGAATCATGTAGCGATTGCCATCGCCGAGCGTGAGCGTGTATCCGGGATACTCCAGAGAGCGGATCAGTTCTTCCGGTTTCGCCGGCTCGTCGGTGTCGACTCCAATCCACAGCAGCGAGCCATCGCCGACCGCCGTCCAGGACTGCTCCCCAGCGTAATAGCCGAGCCGCCGCGGGGCTTTGCCGTCTGCCGTCTGGTAGGTAATGACCGTGCCCGAAAGGTCGCCCGGGCCGCGTCCGGCGAGCCCTGCATAGCAAACCCGTTCCATCGGCACGTCGTTGAAGATCTCCGCCAAGCCGCGCTCGCGGAGAATCGAACGAATGATCGGCAGGCCCGCTTCGACTTGGGCCTGTGATACGTGAGGCAGAAAATAGAGCGGCTGGGCCATTACTTTTCTTTCTGGATTTCCTGGGCAGCGGCGGCCAGGCTGATGCCGCGCTGCTTGGCGAGTGCACGCACCGCGAGATCTTCGGGCTTGTGCTTGTCCTGCAGTGCGGCGCCAGCCAGTCGCTGGGACGCTTCCTCGAGCGACACGCTGTTGGCTTCCGCGAACTGGTGGACTTCCGGCGAATATTCGGGATTGCTCATGACGTGATCGCTACCGCGGTGGAGGTGAGAACGAGAGCCTTGGCTGTCGCCGAAGCGGCAACCGGGTAAATCTTGAACGTAGTCATGTTCGGCGTGCGGCCATCGCCCGAGGTGTTCTCGATGCAGGCCAGGCCGTTGGTCACCGCGAACTTGACGTGCCCGGCTGTCGCATCCGCCACCGGTCCGACCGCGCCCATCTTGCGGAAGTAGAACGATCCGGAAGTCACCGCCACGCCCGTGATGCCAGTCGTCGACCAGCCGCCGGTGTTGATGGCCGTGATCGTGATCGTGGGCCGGGCTTCGATCTCGCAGTTGAACGTGTCGTACAACTCGCCGTCGCTGCCGATCTGCAGCACCTGCCTTCCGAAGTCGATCTGAATCGACTGAATGGCGTTGATCTGCGTACCGTTCAGGAAGCAGGGGCCCGCCAGGTAGTGCAGCGCCGAGGCCGGCGTGATGGAGCTCGTCGCCACGCTGCCGGTGTAGACCAGCGGGACGTTCGTGCCGTCGTAAGCGCAGATCATCCGGCACTGCGCTGATGCTTCCGTGCGGTGCCCGGCGGAGACCGAGGTAACTTCGAAGATGCCGGCCGCAGCGCGAAACCGGTGGCCGGATGTGGTAGCCGCGGCTGCCATCGCCGCAGCGTCTTCACCAGCTCGAAAGATCAGGTCGGTATTGCCGCTGGACAGGTCCGCGATCGTCACGCCCGAAATGTCGAGCGCCGACTTGAGTTGCGGCGTGCCGAACGAGAAGTCGGGGCGCAGGCCGCGATTGGCGACGAACAGCGGATCGACCATGCCGGCCGAGTTCGCCAGGAACAAATCCATCCGCGGCGAGACTTCGAGGCCGGTGAATTCGGTGATGACGTTACTGCCGCTGATGATTCCGTGCAGACGGTCGATTGAGGCAACGGGCATTGTCGAAGGTCCTTATATGATCGTTTTGCTCTGGGTGCGGATGGCCCTGATTTGCTCAACAACAAACTGCCGAAAGAGTCGCTTCAGAACGTTCTGCTCGGCCTGGGTGGTGGTGACGATCTCCACTTTTTTGTTGGGTTGGTTGGTTCCGGCCTTAAATTTCATGCGGAGATAACTGGGCCCGAACATCGAGACTTTGACACGCGATGGAAAGCCGCGGATTACCGCCTGGCTGGTGATCGCTCGCATCAAGTCGCCGCGGAACACGTTGTCGACTCTCCCGCCTTCCGCAACGATGCCGCGCTGCGCAAGCCGCTCTTTGTTTCGTTGGTATTTGCTGCTCCGCGGCCGATGCTTGTACTTGTATTTGGCTTGCTCGGTGAAGTGCTGCTTCAGGAAGTTGCGGAACCAGTATTCCCCGACGATGTACCACGCTCGGCGGCAGATCTCTCGCCACTTGTCGCGAACGACTCCCGGCGGGCGCTTCTGCGTGAGCGTGATTCGAAGTAGGAACATTTACTGACCACCGTTCCCCCAGCTGACTTGGTAAACCGCTTTGTGGATTGGCTTCTGGACTCTGTATCCGGCAACGTGCTTTTCGTCGGTTTGGGCCAGGCTCGTGCGCGGAAGGTTTGTTATTGCCAACGGACCGTCGACCGGCCTCACAGCAGAGCTGTCGATCAGGTACTGCCAAACTCCCTCGCTGAAGTTCAAAAACGCTGTCAGCTCATCCGTCAGGTTCGCGAAGTCTTCGATCTGCCGAACCAGCTGCAGCTCGAGCGTGCCGCGCAACGTGAAGTAGTTGGCACCACCGCCCGCAATCAGATCCGTCTCGGCTGAGTTCTCCGGCAACGTGATGACTGCGAACGCTCGCGGGCATTGCTCGGCTTGCTCCTCGTCGCTTTCGTTCCGCTTCTCTGGCGCGAAGATGTAGTTCAGCGCGCCGGCTGCGGAGTGGGTTTCTGTTTCGATTTGGAACGCTGGGGCTTCGCTGACAAGTTGGCGGAGCTTGTGCAGGGCGATTCCGGTTGGGGTGGTGGGCGTCATCGGGAGGGGAGACCTCCGTGTTTGGATGGGACCGCCCGAGTAAACCGCAGCGTCCAGGCGAACTCGTCAACGTCCATTTTCTGGCCGCTGTAGGAGTACCACTTGGCATCCACGCCCGTTCCGTCACTCGTCCGGCTGATCGCATCGCCAAACCGGGGAGCGTCGATTCCCGTCGTGCTGTCGCGCGACACGAATACGTCGATGATCTCCACCGAGTTCCGCCCAGTCTGCAGGTCGGGGAAGTCCCCTTCCTCGTCAACGACTCCAGCAACCGTGCGCGGCGTGCCGCCGTCCGGCCGATAGACAAGCGTCTCGGCGAACTCGTCGGTGTTGATGTGCACCGACGAGACGTCTTCGGCGATTTGCTCGCGCAGGGTCACTAGGCACCATCAGCGGTCTTGTAAACGATCTCGACGTTGCTGATCGAGACGGACGGAACACCGGTGCCGCTCGCCTTGTGTAGCTGGGCGAACAGCTGGACGTTCTGGCCGCTCGTGACGCTCGCCATGCTGAACGTCGTCGAGGCCGCGACGCGCTGACCGTCGACAAAGAACCGGATGTCGCTGAGCCCGTTCGAGAAGTCGATGGTGAACTTCTTGTACGTGCTGCTGAGCGTGAGGCCGGTCGCTACGTCGTTGTTGTCAGAAACATTGTCGTCAGTCTCAACGACAATGAGCGTCGTGGAAGCGGTGCCGTCCATACGGAACCAGCAGTTGACCGTGACCGAGTCTTCGGTGTCGTTCTGCGCCGAGGCGAGACCGAACACCAGCTGCGTGACGGCATCGACAGCCGCCACCTTCGCAAGGAAGGACACGTTCTGGATGAGGGCCAAATCGAAAGGCAGGACATCGTTCTGGAAGAGGGTGACAATTTCCTCTTCGCTCGTCGCGGCCAGCGTAAGCTTTGCCGCGCCGCCGTCGTCGGTGACACACAGGTAAGTCGGCGTGCCCGCCGAACTCGTGTCTTTGATCGTCCAGCCGAACTCGCCGGCCGGAGTCGTGGTGAACGCTTGCGCCCGGTCGAACCGGTCGCGCTTGCAAACTACTTCGCGGGTAATCATGTCCAATGCTCCAGGATTGTGTTGGTTGGTGGATCGACTTGGGACTATGCGCCGTTGTGACGCTGCAAGCCGCGGTGGTTCATCGCCTTGGCGGCGAACGCCTGCAGAACAGCCCAGTTCTGCGACAGGGTCTGTTCATCCATCCACTGCCGAGTGACCGGCGATTCGTGGCCCTGAAGGAACGTCACTTCGATGGTGTCGATCCGGTTCGTGGCCGCAGCCAAGCCCCACATAGTCGTGCTGGCGGCATCCAGCAGCGGCTCGATGACTGGCGTCAGCGTGCGGGTCGGGTTGTGGACCATGTGGTTCACGCCCGAGGCCGGATCGTAAGCCGAGTTGACGAGCTGGTTGATCGTCGTTTCGAGAGCGCTACCGCCCCAGATGAACGCCGGCCCCAGGTTCAGGATGTCCTGCGACTCGTTCCCTTCCGGCGTGTTTTCGCCGCGCATCTGACGCATCAGGTTGGTCAGCGCGCCAACGGTCGTCACGCTCGGAGCGCCAACACCTGTGGTCAGGTTCTGACGCTTACGATTGCCAGTCGCCGCCGAGAACAGGGCAACGCCATCTTCCATCAGCGGGTTGCTCGTGACCGGAGCCCAGGCAGCCGCATTGACCGTGCGAGCCGCGGCATCGCCGAACATCGCAGGAGCCCGGCCCAGCATCGACCGATCGTCGTTGATGAGCAGGTCCCACGAAAAACTCAGCTTCAACGACTTCGGCTGAACGCGATAGGTTTCCTCCGCGTCCTTGAAGCTTGCCGACTCCGGCACGGTGTTAGTCGGCCAGTCCGGCAGGTTCGGAATCGAGCCCATCCGAATCCGGTGAATCGTCTTCAAGTCAGGGACGCTGTCGGCCTGCCGGAAGATCACCCGCCAGGTGCTGGGGGCTTCCGTGTAACCGACCATCATCGACTTGTTCACGGCGTCCTGCGTCAACTTCGTGAAGCTGCCGGTGGTGTGGTAAGCCGCATCGGTCCGCAAGCCGACCTTGTCGCCGAATCCGAGCGCCGCCAGGGCGATGTGCTCGGGGCTGAGACCGCGAACGCGGTAGCCGTCAAGGATCAGGCACTCGCGAGCCATGTCGAGCAGCCGGGCGTGACGGTAGACGTCGGCACCAGCCGCCGCACGCTCCGCCGCCGGGAACACCTGGTCGATGGTGGCCTGCCGGGCGTTGAGCGAGCCGAGCGATTGCGACAGGAACGCGCTGCGGATGGCCGCGCTGTGCTTATCCCGCTGGGCTTCACCGCCGCGGATCTGGAAGTCGCCGCCGATGACGCTGCCCTCTTCCCGCTTCGCTTTTTGCTCGAGCAGGTAGGTTCGCACGGCCGTGATGTCGGCCATGTCGTAGCACTTGGCGCGATCCCCATCGAGGTCAGCCAACTGGCAGGCCGCGTCGACTTCCTTGCGGAAGGCCAGCGTCTTCGCCTTGTCGGCTTCGTAGAGCTTGCGGGTTTCTTCGACCGCAGCGCGGCTCGCTTCTGCGGCCAGCTTGGCAAAGTCGATTGTCTCCGCAGGCTTCGCCGGGTCGCTCTTAGTGGCAAAGTTGGTGACCATCCACGCCTGGGCATCGGCATCGCTCAGGCTGGCATCCATCCCGCGCGCCACACACAGCGCCCTCAGTTGCTCGTTCATCCGAAATTCCTTCTGCTTGGGGTTGTGCGGGAAGGATTGCAACCCGCGAAGTTTCGCTTGCTCATCCGCTCCGATCGGCACTAGGCTGACCTCGCGGAGTTTCCATTTCGTCACCACGTTCACGGGCCCGGTGAACTCTCGCCCTTCGATCACTTGCTTTTGTCCGCGCGGCACATGCACGACAACCAGGTTTTGATACCCAGCAGAGACGTCGGTAACGTGCCCCTCACGGACCTTGTCGAATTCCTTCTGCGATGCCGTGGCGAAGAACATTCGCCCGAGCATCTTGTCGCCTTCCGTCCGCAATTCGCGGGCGCTGCCGAGTTGATCGTCGACGCTGAATCGCGAATGGGCGTTCAGAAACGGGACCTGCTTGGGGTATTGCGCGCCCTTCATCAACAGCACTTCGGGGACGATCTCGTAGCGCTCCCAATCGAACATCGGGACCGGTGATTCCGTCGTTACAACGGCTTCCACCGAGCGGTTTTTCTCGTCGACTGTCTCGGCGCGAACCGAGAACTCGCGGTAATTCAGGGCGTCACGCTGCGGCACTGGCTGGCTCCTGTTGTGGGTCCGGCGCTGCCGATGGTGGATTCTCGGTCAGCAGCTGAACAATGAACTCGTCGGGGATGCCCAGCGATTCCGCGTATTGAATGAACTCGGACACATCCGAGAGGATCTTGCGCCAGTTGCGGCCGAGTTTCGCGGCTTCGATTTGCGGGCTGCTCGTGCCGTTCTTCATCCGCTTGCTGGCCGCGTCGGCGTCGTCGGTCGGGTTGATCGAGAGCGCCACAGGCCCCTGCCACGACGCCGCGCAGAACGCCTTTTCGTTGTCGGCAAATTCCGAATCGCTCACGATGCCGGCGAAATAGCCGTTGAGGAACGCCGTTTTGACGACCTCCGTATAGACCGGCTGCATCATGTTGAAGCAGAACCAGTCCTGTAGCCCTTCGATCTCCGGCCAGGTGTCGTTGTCGGCGCTGCGCTCGCTGCTGAAGCTGCTGTTGCGATAGTCGCCCGTCAGCGTCGAGCCCTTCACACCCGGGACGCTGGTTGCCGTGCTGCGAATCAGATGATTGATCCAGTCGCCGGCCTGGGTGGATGGCCGCGCGGGGTTGAAGCCTTCAATGGCTCCGTTGGTCCCGAGGTCCAGGAGCATTCCCGGCTGCATTTGCGTGATCGGGTTGCCGTCCGTGTCGACCAGGTCACCGCCACCTTGAGCCTGCAGACCGAGTTGTGTTTGGCCGCTCGACCGGCGATAGCCAAGGACGATGCACGCCGCGAGCGCCGAGGCTTTCAACTCGTTGTACTGGTAGTCGCTGGTATCGCGCATCTGCAGGAGCGCCGCCGCAAACCAGGGCGTCCCGCGGATCTGGTCGATATCGTCAGAAACATACAGGTGGCCGATCTTGCCCGCGTCGATCCGCTTTGGCTCAGTTGTGCCGTTTAGGGGCTCGGCTGGATGGCGATCGTAGAGCCAGTAGGCCGCGCGCTGCCCGTCGCCGTTCAGTTCGATGCCGTGATAGATTTCGTTCCCGTTGTCCGGGTTCTGCTGGGTGATTTCCGCGACGCGCTGGCCGTGGATTAACTGCAGCTGCAGGGGAATGGTCAGGCCCTGCTCGCGAGCTTGCCGCGGACTCTTCCGGCGCAGCGAGTACAGACAGTCGCCGCCGAGGATCACTGCCCGCAAGGCGGTCTTCTGCAGATCGGACATGTGCTGACCACCGCGGCCAGGCAGCCCGCGATAGTCGAACTCGTCAATGATTTCGCGCCAGAGCCGCTGAACAGCCTCGCGGAACTCGATGTGAGCGGTGCCATCGGTGCGAATCGCGTCAGACGACGGATGCAGACCGCGGCCGATCACCTTGGCTTCGAGCGAGCGGCAGATTTTGCGGGCGTGCGGGTTATTGCGGAACAGGTCCCAAGAATTCCAGCGAAGTTGATCGACCTGCCCACGATTGACGGCGTTTTCGTTCAGATTTGGTGACGACCAACCCTTGGTGAGCCGGTTTTTCTTGCCGCCGTTGTATCCGCCGGGGCCACTGCTGCCCCACGACTCCAGAGTCCAGGCGACTTGCCGCGCGGCAATGCGGTCGAGCATCCACCGGGGCGAGATTAGGCCGGCGCAGCGATCAAAAAAGTATTCGACGTAGCGGATCATCGCGGCTCCACCTGCATTCCCAGGGAAGCCATACTGCCGCCGGCCGATTCCATCCCAGCTTCCTGTTGCAGCTCTTTTTCCATCGCACGGAGGTCGCGCAGCTGGGCCATCTGCTGCGTGCGGGCGCGCGTGGTGTACGACTGGCTGGTAAGACAGCGGCCGATTGCGGCCTGCACTTCAGCGAGTCGATCTGCGGCGGAGCCAGAGTATGCCATGGATCAAGCATGGCAATCGTCTAACTGTTGTGGAGTATCAAATTTCCTATTTAGGAAATCAGTTGGCAGATTTCACCTGTTCCGGCGTAATCGAGACCACCCAGGTATGGGCACAGCGGTCGCATTTGTAGTATCGCTTCGTAAGCGTCGACGCCTTTTCGTAGGTCCCGTTGGCCTGTCCGACTCCGCCGAGACCGCCGTAGCACAATGGGCACTGGCGATGCGGCTCGACAGCCCGGCGCTGCGGCACTTCGGCCGGCCGTTGCTGAACGCTCTGCGGAACTCGCTGCTGATCCTTGCTCATAACCAACTCCTGCCATCCGGGCGTGAGGCACCGGCGGAAATTACTGCCGAGCGGCGCTGCTGAACCGGCGCAGTGCGCGGCATCAGCGGCCTTCCACCCGTCGCCAATAGCCGGGCTACCCACGAATAGCGCCAGCAATCCCGAAAGTCGTTCGGAATGTTTTCGTTAATGCGGTCCCAGGACTCGCGCACGTTGTTGTGACTGTCGAGCTCTTCGACAGGAGCGTCGTTCAGGACCTGCTCGAGGAAATCCTGGTGGTCACCGAGAGAGCCGGCGTGAATCGTCGTCACTCGCGCGTCGCCTTTGGGAAAAAGGCGCGATTCCAGCCACATTTGCGAGCGAATCGTGTCGATCAGGACCAGTTTCGCCCCTGGCATCGCCGTGTTTTTGCCGAGTTCCGACACAGAAAACTCGCTCGGCATCGCGTTCGGAGAGCCTTTGCAGGGGTAAATTGCGTACCCTTCGGCCTGCATTTGGAGGCAAAATTCGTGCACTCCGTGCGGTTTGTGGCCCGAATCGAACAGCCCGAACGCGATTCTGAGGGCGCTTCCGCCGTCTGCGTGCGAGTATGTGGGCCTGATCACCTGGGCGGCCAGCTCTTCGAACGAGAAGCACTCGCCATAGGCCACCGTATGGCAGCGATCCTCGCCGTCGGACGGGCCCCAAGCAGTCACCTTCCACGGGAACCGGTCGTCGGCCTGGCGATCGATGCCGACCGTGATCATTGACGCCCAAGACGGCACCACATGCCGCGGATAGCCAGCATCAATCAGCCTATCCCCGACCTTCTCCCAGGTTTCCTTGCGGGAAGCGAGCTCCCACGTTTCCGCCATCCATTGATTGATGAAGTTGCGCAAGTTCTGGGGATTTCTCTGGCATCCGACCCATTCTTCGGCGATTTCACCCCAGGTACGTGCCAGTGCGTACAGCGAACTCAGCTGATAGCCAGCGTCACGGCCGTCTCGCGCGGGTGTGCCTTTGATCCAGGGCGACTCTTTCCATCCGGCCCAATGTGCGGCGCCCTCTTCGCGCCAAGCCTTGGCACATTCCCGGGCCCATTCGTTGTCGACTCCGCAGCCCTCGGGGACCCAGACGCCCAGCCTCATCATCTGCGGTCGGTGGAAGTCTTGGCACTCGCCATTGCAATGCGGGCAGACGTAGCGAGCGGTCTGCAGCGCGACGGCCTTGTCGCTCTTGCCGGACTCGGTCTTGTCCCAGATCAGGTGTTCCATCTTGAGCGACTGATACGCACCGCAGTGCGGGCACGGCACCCACAGTTGGCAGTTCGTCGAGCCGAGCCGACCGCGCTCAATTCGGCTGCTCGACTTCATCGCCGGCGTCGATTCAATGATCCGCTTGTAAATCGGGAACTGCTTGAACCGGTCTGAGAACAACTTGAGCGGATCCGCCTCAGTCGAGGTGCTGGCCTGTTCCCATTTGTCGACCTCATTCGCGTGCCCGAACTTGACCGGTTTGTCCGCGAGCGTCGAAACCGACCGACTCCAGGCGATCGACATGCGGCAGTCTCGCAGGTCGACGAAATTGCTCCGCCGGCGATGCTTTGGCAGCAGGCAGGCTTCGAGCGGCCGGCACTTCTCCAGCATCTTGTACGTTCGCGCTGTGACCTCGGTGGCTAGTTTCTCGTCGACGCTGGCGAACATCATCGGGCAGGGGTTGCAAGCCGCGATCTTCATCGCCGCGACCTGGCCGAGGAACGTCTTGCCGAGCCGTGACGCCCACTGCAACCAGATCGTGAAGTACTGCGAGCAGTCGATGGCATCGAACGGGCCGCCGGGAGCGCCGATGTGCGGATAGGTGGAGTGCGAGTACGGATCTCCGAATTCGTTCCGCGCGTGCGCTACCGCCCAGTCCAGGGTGCGAACGTGCGGTCGCGGGGCGAATTGTTGGATGACGGTGGGGAACATTATTCTTTCAGCGTTTCATCGGACCACAGTTCATCCCTCATCTGACTCAGCTTCACGAGAAGCAATCGCACCTGCTCACTCGCGACGTCGTTCACCTCAAGCCGCACATCGCCGGGCACCTCGGACACGATCAGGGCAGGCAGGCTTTCGAGCGACTGGCGGATCTCCGTTGCGAACGATGACAGCCAGCGTTCGACCGCGTCTCGCGAAACTAACTCTCCGTTCCGAACCCTGTTGTCGATCTCTTTCGCGCGTACTTCTTGATGCAGCTTGGCGATCTCAACTTGCAGCTTTTGATCACGAAGGTCGGTGCCTGATTTTCGAGTGCGAACACGCGACGCTCGGTTAACTGCTCGCCACGCCAGGTACTCATTGGACGTTCGAAAGGGTGCTCCGTTTTTTGTTTCGTCGTTCTCTACAGTGCGCGGACCGACTCCGGCCGCTTTGGCCAGATCTCTAACCAACGGGCATCCGGCACGCGCTTTTGCTCCCCTCGCGGCAATCACCCGAAACCGAAACTCCTAAAAAATTTTTGATATTCCGCCGAAATATGCCATGGGTGACCT